AATTGAATCTTTAACTTAAACCAAGCATCTTCCATCATTGATACTTGTCCTTGGAATGTCTTGGCTAATTCTTTAGTAGCACCAACTGCTGTGGTAGTGTTATTAGTCCACATTTCATTGAGTTTCTTCTTGGTTTCATCAGCACTATAAGTCACACCCTGCTCAAACCCTAAGAATGATGCTACACCACGTTCACGGAATAAGTCAGCACTAGCAATACCGGATGCCATGGCTCTTTGTAGTTGTTCTGCTGTTTTAACAAAGTCAAGACCAGATACTGCGGCAATATCACCTGTCATTTCTAACAAGCCATTTAACTCGTCTATATCGTCTGTGATTGTTAATAGAAGTGGAGATGCCTTCTGAATATCCTCTAGTGCGAATGGCACTTTGGATGCGAACTTGGTCATAGTATCAAATGCTTTACCTGCATCATGTGTACTACCCGTTAGGAACTTTAAACGCACTCGTAGGCTTTCTAAACCTGCGGCACTTTGGATAACGGACTTCATTACAGCACCAGCACCTAAAGCACCCATTGCGCCATTCAAAGAGAATATTTGACTCTTGACTCTACTAGCAGATTTGCCAATACCTCTAATGGCTTTACTTGCTCTACTTGAGCCAGATACAGCCCCTTTAGGGTCAACCTTTACACCGTAAGTTGCTATCTTGTTAGTCGCCATTGTTCTTATCCTCTAATTTAAAGAAGGCAAACCAACCATGAAACTCTTCGACCGTCATTTGGTCTATTTCATATACAGTCTTGTTTAAGCGATTCGCAAGTGCGTAACTTGCGTATAACTCGGAATCGCCTTCTAGTTTCCCGTCATTTCATCAATAGTCGGAGTTGCTGATATTTCACTAACAACCCTTGTAATAACATCCGGTGACACGTTGTTCATTAACGCCACCTTGTCAGATAAGTCGAACATTTTGTTACCATCTTTATCCAACGCTTTTAATATGAGTGTTCTTACCATGAATTCAAAGTCATCGCCTTTTGCGAACTTCCAAAGTGTTTTCTTTTCACCCATTGTAAAAGGAGTGGAATAAATAACATCATCCCACTCTGGCACATCAATAGACTTTGTTTCTAGTGTATCGAAGTGTGCCTTAGCATTATCTAAAATGCCCATTACACAGTACCCCAAGTCACAGCACCATTTGCCTCAAAACTTACTGTAGTTTCAACCATACCATCTAAAGTAGTTGAAACACCTTTTTCAGTAATTAAAGCAGTTAATGTTGCGTACTTGTCGCCTGTTGTAGCACCTTCCGGATATAGATTAAGTGTAACACTAGCACCAACTGTCATTGCGCCTTGTCCGCTTGTATCGGTTTCGTCCCAAAAAGCAGTCATTGAACCACTAGCAGTAGTTAAACCTACTTGTTTAGTTCTTGCTGAATCGCCCATTGTAGTATCGTCAATAGTCTCTGCTGTCTCACTTAAACTAAAGTCTTTAATCTCTGCGATTGTATTTGCACCAATCTTTGCTACACCTTCGCTACCTTTATGATTTGCCATTTTTACTTCTCCTTGTCTTTTTTGCTCACGGACTTTTCAGCCCAACCATTCGCCTTCATTTCTTCAATCTTTGAAGGGTGTGGCGTTACACCGTCTTTACCACCATTAGGTGGATATAAAATAATATCTTTTCTCATTCGTCTCTCCAATATGGAATATTAACATTAATCTGATGCCACCGGTCATCAGTACCTACAGTCTCAATACTTGCTACGTCACACACAACATCATTAAAACTAACACCATCAAATATGGCACTTATTGTATCAGCATATCCTCTTATTGTGTGAGTACCCGAATTGACAGGTGCGAATATCTGAATATTGATAATCCCTGTATGCCTCTTTAAGCCGTTAATTGCTCTATAGCCACTAGTGCCATTCAAGATATTAAATCGTACCCATTCGGCATTGTTAGGCGTATCAAAATCAGCATTGCCCCATGCAATAGTAGTGGTAGTCCAATTAGTATTGAATCTACCTTCTATGTTTGTTCTTTCACTAGCAAATGACATTATCCTAACGCACTCCCCACGTCATTCATAGTTAATTCAACCATGCCTTTTGGTGCTTGTTTACTTGACCCTTTTTCAAGGGCTTGAATATACGGTAACGAGTTAGTGATATACACAGACTTCTTACCCGTTGGTTCACTATAAGATTGAACGGATGTAGCACCTTCATTAACACTAGTGTCAGCCTTACCTTCAGATAAGTTCCAATTGCCCCTAGCACGTCCTGTATCAACAGGTGTCTTTTGAGTAATACCGTTCCATAACTCTAAGGTTACCTTACGCACGACTTTATCAGTCTCAATACCTAAGTCTTTGGCTAATCTGTTTAAGTCCATATTAAAGGTGTTTACGCTCATCCTACCCTCGTCAATATTAAAGTATAAGATGCTAACGCAGGGTCAGATATTATATTGTTGATTGCGTATGTTACTGAATCTCTCGTAACTGTATCATTTGTATCCGGTGTAACCGCTAAATCTCTACTAGCAAAAATCGCAGATAAATCACCAGTAAATTGAGTGTTTACATCATTAGCATCTACCTTTCCACCCAAAGGGCTTAGTACTGCTTTTAATGAATAAGTTGTGGTTGTATGTGCCACAGCACCAGTTGTAACATTGTACGAGCCAGTAGTCCTAGCATTATAAGTAATAGTCTCTGCTAAGTCACCTACCGATACGATAGCCGATTCAACAATCTTACCTATTGATGCCTTTAAACCCATTATGTTCTAACTACCGCCACAGTACCGAATTTGGCACGAGCATTAATAGTTCCCCAACCTCTTAACATCTCTTGAACAATCTCCGGCATTACACCTGCTGTATCAGTCTTATCAAAAGCCAATGAGATAGAGCCTACAGTTAAACTAGATAAGCCTTTACCGTCAGAATCACCAGTTGAGTCACTAGCCAACAAGTGACGAGCAAATTCAATAGTAGCATTCTTGATAGGTGTTGGAACTATTGTACTTAATACTGAATAACCGTCATCCGTCACACCACTTCTGCCCCATGCTAATGCTTGTTCGTCAGTAGTCTTTGTTCCAGACCAGTCAATCTTTTCATCTAATATGCGAGTCGCCATTTTAAGGGCTTTCTCTTTATTGGCAGTAGTAGCACCTGTCCAATCAGTAGCATATAAATGATTATCGTGATATGTGTCGCCTTCTGCTACGGTAGCATAACTATCCGCACTTGCGCCACCTGCTGTAGCATCTAAAGCCATTATCTATATCCTGCGTCTTTGAATTTCGCTACATTGTTTGGATGAACATTAGCCTTTAAGCCGTCTGCTCTTGTCATAGTAACAAATTTGTCTTTTTTTGGAGTTGTTTTTTTAACTGCTTTTTTAACAGTTTTTTTAATAGTTTCTTTAGCCATTATTATTCTCCGTTTTAAATTAGGTGGGATGGTCATAACTCCACCCCAATTTGATATGATTTTATTAGCCCATTAATAGAGCAATGTTGTCAGACTTCCAAGCCTTAGTACCCCAAGTCGCGGCTACTTCAATCATCTGCTTACGGTATCCCTTGTAAACACGAATCTCGAATACTAGTCCAGAATGAGGGTCTTGTACTAACATAGCATCATCTGCTGAATCACCACCGTTTGGAACAGCAGGTGCGCGCATGCCTAATTCAATAGCATTTTGATGGAACATTACGTTAGGCGTGTAACTTGCACCAGTAGCAATAGTCTCATTATCAGCAATAATTTCTTGTGCTCCCGGACTGTTAAGAATAAGCGAAGAAGAAGTATCTTGATTATTAACAACGTAGTTATCACTTGAACCACTAAATGAAATAACATCACCAATAGCACAGTCAGTAGTTTGAGTACCATCTACAGTAATAGTAGTACCATCAACTGCTACAGCACCATTTACAGCGTGGTCATCAGAACCAACAGTAGTGTGAGTGCCAATTTGTCCAGACTCTTTCATCATAACACCTTGAAGGTCAAGTAAAGTACCTTGACGAATCATAGCATCTGAACCTGCCTCGTTAGCCTTCTGTAGAGAAGCCAAGTTACGAAGATTAGTACCTGCTAAAGTGTTCATCACTAGAGATAAACGACCATCACCAGTAACACCACCATTGTCAGCAATGATTTGTCTTGCTTGAGCGATAGTATTAAAGTTTGATGCGAATGGAGTAGTTCCAGCAGTACCTACAGCACGAGACGCACCTTGGTAAGCAGCCGTAGCCAAGTCTGATTCAATTTGATTAGAAAGGGTACGCATTGCTTGAGCGATTTGGTCGCCATATACAGTTTCATAACCAGAACCGTTGTTTAGATGTTTAATATCTTCACCAGTCATTGGAATTTGAACAGCCTTCGCACTTGAAAGTGTCATAGTTGAACTAGTGATAGTTTGGTCATCACCTTGAGGGATAGTCATTGATTCAGCAATGTTATTCGCTGTTGCTGAAGCAGTAATGAATGAACGAATCGTATCGCCTTTTGCGGCTCTCTCTGAACCTGCGTTGATTGTTACAGATGGAATGAAACCTACTAACTCACGTCCAACCGTGTCTGCGGCTTTATAAATATCACCGGCTAAGTTTGTTAATGTATTTGCCATTTTATTGACTCCTATTTAATTTTTTAAAATCATTAGAGAGTCAAATGCCCCCTAATTGTTATACTCTACGCTGTAGAAAATTAGGCAACACCGTTGCTTGATTGCTAATATATCATAGCCAGAATGATAATGTCAACTAATTGACAAAAAAAACCCTCCGGTAAAGGAGGGGAAAAGGACTAACTTGAGGAGATAGTATTTTTTTTATTTATCTACTACTTTACCACCATCTCTAGCGAATTTACTTCTATCTTGATGTGACATATTGTCAAACACATCCCTTGATACTGTATCGCTAGTTCCACTAAAGTTTGAGCCGTGCTTTGAGCCACCGCCAGTTGATGCGTTAAATAAATGAGGTGCGGATTCTGTTAAGCCTTTAACCCATTCGCTAACTTCCATAGGATTGCTATTGCCATCACCAAAGATTACATTGCCATTACTATCGTGAGGTACAGCCTTGCCATCCTTAATAGAGAAGATAGCCTGTGAGCGTAATACAACATCATCAATAGCCGTATCTACTACCCCTGCCTTAACCGCTGAATCTCTTACCGCACTATCAATTAACAAATGCTCTAGTTTCTTGGTAAGGTTTGATTGCTCACCCTTCATACCTTCAATAACTTTATTATGCTCTTCACGCATTAACTTTGAACGCTCTTCCATTAGTTCTTCAATCTTACCTTCGTCAATAAGTTTCTTATCTTTAAGGGCTTGTGATTGTCTAAGCATATCGTTATACGCATCTAAATCTACGTTCTTAAACTTGTTTTCTAGTTCTTCTTGTTTCTTTAACAAGGATACATTGTTAGCACGGAATTCGTCTAACTTTGTTTTTGTTTCATTTGCTTTATCTTGAAGTACTTGGAATTCTTCTTCAGTATAAGTTTTTGGGTCGCTCATATATTCTCCGAATAATTAAATTGTCTCTGACAATCTTTATTTTACATAAAGTTAAGATAACTTAAAGTTTATTTTTAATTTGCTCTAATGTTAATGGGTTAGCACTTTGGTCAACTAAATCGCTAAAGCCTAATTTGCCTTCTTTCCACAGTTTACGCTTACCCTTGCCTAATACATCTTCTTGAAAGTCTTTAGGTTTACCTTTTAGCCAATCTTCGTATCCTTTCTTTTTAGATACTTGCCCATCCATACTTGCTCTAGTTGATTCGGGGATTTCCTTCATCTTACGTTTAGCACCAAGTTCCTTCCAACTCTTAATAATCGGTACTTGAGTTGAACGACAATTCCAATGTGCTGTTGTTCCCGGCCACAAAATCTTATGTCCAATAGGCTTACGTTCATTATCCCAAGTTAAGCCGTCTAATCCTTGGCAGGTGTGAGATGTTCTGTTATCTAATGTTGCTACCCACTCTACACCCTTAACAATATCGTCATTCTCTGCGTAGGTTTGTAGTCTAGCCTCGTTTGCTACTGACTGAATACTTGTTCTAACTAAAGCATCAGCACTTCTATAGTTGGCATACAAAGCACCGTCTTTATAACGGTTTACTTTCTTACCGATTAGATTAGATATGATTTGGTCTGTAGTTTCACCCTTCATCATTCCAGTACGGATTGTGTCAGAAAACTTTAGTCTGAATGCCTCACCTCTTCTAGCCCACCACTCTTTAGATGGCGCACCTTCAAATAGTGTATCACTCGCTATGGCTTTTAACATTCCTTTACTCATAGTTGTTGATGCTAGTTCAACACTAAGGGCTGTATTAAGGGAGGCTACCGCTTGTGCTTCAGCCAATGAAGCCACTTGTGAAAGTTCGTCAAGACTATCCTTCGCAATCTGTACATACGCAGTTTTAATAGTCTCACGAGTCTGGTCAAGCAATACCTTGAGCCTCTTCTTTTGTGTTTGGGACATCTTAGCATCCCATACGGTAGATTTCTTAATTTCATCTACTAAGTCTGCTTCAAGTGTTTTGAGTTGTTTAAGTACACGTTTCTTAACCGTTGCCTCTAGTCGTTGTAAATCAACCGAGTGTCCAGTTATCTCGTCAAGTACCTTATCATTGACTGACATTACTCAAGTTCACCAACCTGTATGCCAATCATATCCTTCTCATCTTCAACACTTACTTCCGGAGGTAATATCTCACCTCTCTTCATATTGAATAAGAATGTTTCGTGACTGATAGCACCAGATTGCCATGCGCCCATAAGTGAAGCCATATCACCGGCTTGAATCTTAGTATCAACAAAGTCAGTATTTAGGTTGACTGTTATATCGCCACTCACACCTTCCCACTCAGCCATAATCGTAAGGGCTTCAGTTATTGCCCTCTCTACAGTTTTAACTGTGCTAACTAATGTTGAGGCTTCAGCGTTTTGTCTTAATCTAACCGAGTCTGCTGATTCAATACCTGCTTTTTGAGATTGTAATAGTTGCGCACCTAGACTTGCCATCATAGAGCGTTTCTCTTCCATAGCCTTTTCTAATGCCTGTAGTCCTTGTCCACTAAACTCAAGGTATCCTGCTTTACTAGATGAATCCGGTAGAATCCATGCTGAACCACTACCAATCCTTAAATCTGCTGTTTCATCAATACCTGTAACATAAGGCGTAGGTAATGCTGTGAAATGCCTACCGTGTTCTAAGTCTGCTGATGTTCTAAACATAGATAAGCCTGTGTCTGCCAATGACAGCATAGGTGGAATACTAGGCTCTAGGTTGAATCCCTCGCCACTTAAACTAATAAACGGAATATCTGATAATGCCTTACCCAGTCGTGAAGGGAATATCTCATCTACAATATTCCAACCTTTCTTTTCTTTCTGCCAAATGCGGACAACGTAACCTTCACCATCTTTAACTAATTCACGATACTGTGTTGCGTATTCTGACTTATAAATATCATTAGGGTCTATCTTGCGATAGTTCTCTTCTAAGACAATTCTTCCATCTAACCAGTTTGTAATCTGCTCTGTTGAGTAACCTGTTAAATAAGGACGCTCTTCATCTCTATCAACAAGCACACCTTGTCTGCCCATCAATAATTGTTCAGATAGCATATACGAGATAAAATCGTTTAGCGGTAGTCCAGTTCCCGTAATATCATTAAGTAAAGGCTGAATCTTATCCGGTACTTCAATAATAGGGTCAACTCTCATCACCGCACCTATTAGCCCTTTTACAGTTCTCTCAATACCGTTGTAATAAACGCCACGCATCTTGTATGCTTGGTATTCGTTGTCTGTTTGACCGCTTAACATAGGTAGGTATTTCTCACCCTCGCCTTTAACTGCGTCACTACCCTTGTATGAATCTCTGATTCGTTGCCATTGCTCTTCCGTATTTGAATAGTACGGATGTCTTAACTCTATTCCCATCTTATGCCCCTATAACTCTTGCGACTCTTGGTTTACCCAATTTCTTAATCATTGGCTGTAGTGCGTATCTTAACGCATCTATATAATGATTGTGCGCATCTATAATCGTTGGTAATATATCTCCGGTAACTCTGTCAACCTTATAACTATATTTCACAAACTCACTCGCTGTCTGTAAACACCTAGTGTGGATGTGTACCTTTCTAAAACTCCTAATATGTTCAATACCATCTTCAACACTACCTGCCCACTTATGAACAGCCTCAATCCTATAACCTTGTCTTTTAACAAAAGATATAGACTCCGGTCGTGCTGAATCTGCTCTTATTGTATATTGTTTTGACTGTGGTATGGCATCAATTAATTTATAAGTGTTATCTAACTCTATCTGCGTTCCACCCGATTCATAGTCAATGTACAACTCTCTGTCCACAATATAACATCTTAATACTGCTGTTGGGTCTTGTGAGAATCCCCAATCTAAGCCGTAATAGAATACAGCATCATCCGGTGCTTTAAATTCTTCAACCACAAACTTGTTCCTAAATATCTGCGATTCAGACGAAGTCTTACAATGCCCTTCCCAAATATGAAGATAGTCGTCATAGTCTAACTCTCTTTGATATTCTAACTCTTCTTTTAACTCATCACCAAAATAAGGATTATCCCAATAATTAACCTTAACCAATAGAGTGTTATCTCTTTGTTGGTTGATTACATACTTAACATAGGTTGGGTCTGTCTCTAGGTTTGGGTTAAACGATACCCATATCTCTGAATGTGCCTTACGAATCGTAGGTATTAGAATGTCCCATGACTCGTTACTAATCTTTTGAGCCTCTTCCACCCAACAAATATCTACACCCTCTAATGACTTAATTTGCATAGGGTCGTGCTTTAATCCGTGAAAGATGAATTCAGTACCGTTCTTACCAAAGATACCCTCACGAGTAATCTTATAGAAATGCCCAAGTTTTAATATCTCAATACATTGCGACAATAGTTTATGTACTGATTGTTTCATTGAGCCTTGTACCTCACGAGTACATAAGACTCTTCGTCTTTGTTTCACTCCCATTAAAAGAAGTGTTAAGGCAAAACTCCAAGACTTACCTGCACCACGCCCACCATAATAAACTTTATATCTATATGGTTTCCATAATGGCTTGAATACTCTCGGTATTCTTACGCTAGGTTTCTTCATCTGGGTCAATAAACTCAACTGTTAGGTTCATGTCTCCATCAATATCCATCTCTTGTCTTTCAACATAGCCTCTATTCCTACCTATGGTTTTAAGATAGAAAATAGTAGCTGTCATATTCTTATTTCTTATCTCACCCATTAAGACAGATTCCGCAAAGTCAATGTTTGATTCTTTAATATCTTCACAAGCCTTTTTAAAGCTGTCGAATTTGTTGATATAGTTATAGTAAGTTTGTCTATCAATATTTGCTGATTTACAAGCATGAGATATATTACCTGCGCTTGCTTCAAACGCTTTTAAGAAGTTCTTTTTGTTTTGTTCGGTGTTTTGTTGTCTTTTATTATCCATTGTAATAATCCCAATATCCTTTAGATATATTATTTGCGCCCTTTATAACCTTTCCAGTCTTCCAATCATAATCTAATGAATTGTTATCTCCAATAAACCATCTAGCTACTTTATTCTTATTTGACTGTCCTAATACAGAACGTGTTGCCCCGTTATGCTCAACTATTGATGGCATAGGACACATTACAGGTGTTTTCTTTTTAACACAATACATAGCTAATCTACTATCGTCATGCTTAAAGTCTGGTCGTATATGCTCTATCTCCCACATTAAGAAATCTTGAACCATATCTACAGGCAATAAGACTGCTTGCCCCCAAATTCCGTCAGGAATAGATACCCATCTTGCATCTTCTTCTTTAGCTTTTTCGCATACCTTTCTATTTGCATAAAAACACATAGGGTCGTTAGGCTTTGCTTCGATTAAACTATAAACGGTATCTATAAAATTTTTACATACCTTAACATCGTCTTGTAATACTAAATGATGCGTACTTCCTTTTCCGAAAGAGTCCATCCAAGCTAATTTTGCTGTTTCCCAAACCCCACGTTTATGCCAATCTTGAATGATATTAAAATGACAAGTCATATTCTGTATTTCCCATACACCAATATCCTTAATCATTTGCTCTACATTCTCCCGTCTAAACTCATCAAACGGTGCGCACATAACACTAACTGACAACTTATACTTCATACCGGTATCACCTTTGTCATTTCCATACAAACAGGGCATATAACCTTAACCTCTTCTTTAGGTTCTTCTTTAGTTTCAATGTTTGTTTCTATATCAATAGACATATCCTCTGAC